GTCGACGAGGCCTGCGGCCTCGAACATGCGGGTCAGGGCGACAAGGCCCATCTTGGCGCCGTCAGCCTTGCCTTCCTTGCGGTTGGCCTCGTTGACGTTGTTGCGGTCGAGGGGGCTCATGATGATCGACCAGATGTGGCGGTTGGCGTATTCGCCTTCCGTGACGATCAGTTCGATGCGAGCGTACTCGCCGTTGGTCTTCTGCGAGCGCTTGATTTCGAGCACCTTGAGGATGCCGAAGGCGAGCGTGCCGTGGGGGATGAGGGAGTTGCTCTTTTCAGAGGCTCCGGATGTGGAGGAGAACATGATGTTTTCTTGGGTTTGGGTTATGGTTGGATTACTGCTTGGGCAGAGTGGTGATGATGGTCGTATCGACGCGCTTACCTTCGCGGATTTTGACCAGGAGGCCGCCGAGGTCGGGAGCCTCGATGATTTCGAGACAGCCGGAGCGATCCTTGGCAGGATAGCCCCACGGGTTTTGCTGCTGACAGACGAGGGCGCGGTACTGCGTGGCGTCTTCGGCCTTGAAGTTTTGCAGGGTCATAACCTGGTCGAAGATACCGGGGAGCTCGCGACCAGTGGCAGCGCCTTCGACCTGCGGGGACCAAGTGACTCGCTTCAGATCATCTTCCTCGCGGTTGAGGATGCCGACCATGATAACGGATTTGTTGCAGTGCTGGAGGTGGGTGGTCCAGCGCATCATCTCTTTCTTGAGGATGCCGTAGGCGCCACGGGTGTCGGGCTTGCCGGTCTTCTCAGAGACGGCTTCGGGCTGCTTCTCAGCCCACTTGAAGCACTCGCGGGAGGCTACGGTGATGGAGTCCACGAAGATCGTGTCGTACTTCTTGAGGTCGATATCCTTGAACGCTTCGAGCACGGCGTCGTAGTTCTGCTTGGAGTAGTTGCCGACGGAATCGCTCGGGTCATGACCGCCGATGTAGAGGGCGAGCGCGCGAGCGATCTCCCACGGGAAACGACCGAACTCCTGGGCGGTGGCGCGGACGTCAATGACGTCACCGGGCCAGTCTTGGATGGCGAGAGTGCCTGCTTCCAAGTCCACGAACAGAGTCGTGGCCGGGTTGAGCGTTCGTGCGAGCGTCGTCTTGCCGACCCCAGAAGGGCCGAAGATGAGCATGTTGACTTTTGACGCGGCCTTGAGCCGGTCGCTGGCTTTGATGATTTTAATCATGGTGTCGGTATGGTGGGAGAGGGGAGGGGAAGTCGTGGGAATCAACAATGCCAAAAACGATCCTAAGCATGCGGGGCATTACTGCACCCGTTCTATCCTGACTTCCCCAAAGTTTGTTAGTTGGAGAAAACGATCTTCGGGGTGGTGTATTCGACAGTACGGGCCTCAGTCAACTGCTTAACCAACTTATCGTCGGTCATAGCCTTGAAGGTGCGTTCGGGCACCGAGAATTCGATCTTGAAGACCTTGTAGACCAGGGCGGGGTCGAGCGTGGCAGCGACCTCTTGCAGCTTGCTAGAGTCCCACTTGACCTTGGCCTTGATGGCGAAGGTGAGGCGCTGGCCGTCGATATCGCGGGTCATTTCGCCGTCCTGCTTGCCGGCTTCGGCGAGCTCGTTCTGGAAGGTCTTGCCGTAGCGCTCCAGGAGCTCTGCGTAGATCGCTTCGATGGTCGCCTTGTGCAAGGCGCTCACTTCGTTGATTTCTGCGACCATCTTACGAAGGTCGGAGGTGGTCTTAGTCTTGATGTAGTCCATTGTTGGTAGGGGAAAGGAAGTCCTTGATGCTGAAGTTCCAGCCTTCGTTGCCGGCGAGTTCTAGCAAGCGGATGATCCACACGGTCGGGATGTTCTCGCGAGCGACCCACTGGTCGATGGCTCTGATGTTGATCTTGTGACCGGCAGCACCCAGCTTGCGCCAGAGGGTAGAACGCCCTCCGAAGCGGCTGATTACGGCCTTTACTTCAAGTTTCTGCATGTCGGTTAAGAGCAAGATACCCAGCCCCATGTCTCCGTCAACCGATTTTATCCCTGTTTTCTGAAAAATCTGTAAGTCATTCCAGCCGACGCCATTAGGATGCCAACAACCATGGCTATGGATACATCCCTGGTGTGCATCATGGCCATGGTGGCGCTTGAAAGCCGGCGCTCCGTGTTCTTGTCGTCGAACTTGAGACCCGAGTCCGTTATCAACGCGACCATCGCCGTGGAGTCCTGGAACGCATCAAGCGTTTCCTGTAAGATAAAAGCTGTTACAACAGAACATAGCGCCGTGATGCCGATCATTATCACGATCGCGATCACAAGGTTCTGTTCATGGACGCTTGGATCTTTTGACGGACTGAATTTCTTTTTCTGTTTTTGCGCGCACATAACGTAATACGAAATCACAAACCTCTGGCGCGGAATAAGAAAGTGCGCCCACGGCTGCGAATTGAAGTTTGACCGAAGAGATGTAGTCCTTGACCACCATCGAGGCAAAGAAGCCGACGATGAACGCAATGACGATGCGCCTTGCGACGTACCCCCAGGTGGCCTTTTCCGTGCTCATTAAAAGACGGGCAACCATGGCCATCCCGCCCAGAGCTCCGCTAACAGCAGAGTCTTTCAGCAGCGCGTTAACGTTTTCAGGATCAGGAGTTGGAGGGCTCATTGTTCTTGTCCTTGATATAGTCATACAGCCTCCAGAGCCCGAAAACAAAGGCGATTGCCACTGCTGATAGCACGATGATCAGGAAGTATTCCGACTCGTAAATCACCGGCACGGAGCCGGCGATGGGGGCGCACGCGATCAAGGGTGCGCCCACCTTCCATCCTAGTAGCGCCCAGCAGAGCGCACCGCCGACCAGCAATCCAGCTCCTGCAAACGTCCAGATTGTCGCATTGGATTTCTTCAGGTCCTCTTCGAGTTGCTTTATCTTGGAGTCTTTTGCTTCGATCAGTTTCTTGTTAGCGGCCACTTGAACTTCGAGCCTAGACCATCCGTCTTCAATTTCCTTTTGCTTTGCTTCTGCCTTTTTGCGCTGCGCGTCATACGCAGCAGCGTCACCTGTCAGCGCACGCCTTCGTGCGTAATCAAGGTCTTCTGGCTTTGGCTTAGGCAAGTATGCGGAAGCTACCGACAGCTCTGACTCAACCTTCTCCGGCTTGCCATCCTTGTTCGATTCTCTTGCGACGATCACGGAGGCGGCTACGCGGGAGTCGATTTGCTCTATCCCCTTTCCGACATTCTCCAGGTCTACACCCTGGGGTGAGGCGACAGGCTCCTGGCTTGTGGTGCTGCACGCACACAAGGCGATTAGAATGATGGAAAGGGCTAGTCTCACTTCGCACGGTTCTTCAACTTGTCCAGCATGGTCTTGCCCCAGGATACGGCGGCGTCACCCTTTGCGGAGTTGTTGCGGAACACGAGCGCGCCAGCAGCGAAGCCGGCAATGAATAGGATGGCGTAGATCATGGTTAAAGTGAAGCATAGATGCGCTCGGCTGCAAGCTTTATGGGCTCAATCAGGCCAGGAGGCGCGGTTACATAAGTGCTAAAATTGTGGCTCTTCATGAGTTCCTCCATACTGTCGCACTCTTCTTCGTTTGCCGGCGGATTGTCGCTCTTTTCGATGTATACCGTGTGCAGGTCGTAGTAGTTGTCCTTGCACCATTTGGCCATAAGCGTGAGCTCGTTGATGTAACGCAGGTCGGAGATGACGATGGTCTCGCTAAAGGTCCACCCCATGCCCTCGAACTCTACCGCCCATTCAACGTGCTGGTCTAGGTCTGCCAGCATCATGTTGACGAAAACGTCCCTGTTTTTAGATCGCGCAAACTTACCGAACTCGACCAGGAGTGGTCGCAGCTTCGTCTTCTCTTCGCGTTCTTCCGTGAAGACGTCGACGTCCACGCCTATGGAGGACATGGACTCTTGCAGCGCGTTCTTCAGTTGATCGGCAAACTTGAACTTGTCCGTCCAGTGGCTCTTCCTGCCCTCTGGGACAATGTCCATAATGAGGTCGGCAAGGGTATCCTTGCCTGAGCCGGCATAGCCAGCCACCATGATTACACTCTTTCGGCGTCGGTTAGTCATAGGTACATGGTCGTCCCGTTGTGTCATTGCTCAATCACTTTTCGATGGGCTTGTTCTTAATTGGCTTTGCGAATAGCGCGTCCCCCACCCCCTTGCTCGCCTTGGTCTCATCCTTGGTGAACTCGTTAGCCCATCCGGTCGTATTGGTAGCCTGGGTGGTCACTGCCCCCAGGATCGGGTTAATAGCGGAGGCGCCTGCGTTCAGAGAGCCCTTAATGATAGGGATAGCAGCCTTTGAGGCCTGCCGTCTGGCGGCGGTCATGTCCTTGCCTTGTGCAAGCGACTCGGCAGCCGTGGTGGCAGCGCGAGCCACGTTTACGAGGCTCTGGCCGACCGGGCCACCAGGGGCTTGGTCGCGCTTGATAATCTTGATCAGCTGTTCGACCTTGGGGCCAAGGAAGCCGGCGTATGAGGTAGCGTTGACCCACTTCAAGAATTCGGGGTCTTTCTTGCGCTTTTCGGTGCCTTCGGTCGGGTAAAGCTCGTCCTTTATGCTGAACAGCATCTTGTACGCAACGATAGCCATGAAGCCAGAGAGCAGGGGTGCTGCCATTCGAGCCCGGTCGGCCAGGTTGTAGTTCTTGCCGTCCGGAGAGGGCATGAAGGCCTGCTTGGTCATGCTGAAGATGCGCGTATTGACCTCCGCCGCGAAGGAGTAGCTGAAGTTCATAAGCTGCAGCACCGTCTTGCCGAACAAGTCGTCTTGGAAGATTGGCTTGTGTGCGCGGTTAGAACGAACGGACGACTGGTACGAGAACCTGACCATTGCCTCTTGGTGCATCTTGGCCAAATCGTTGTCTTCGCTTCTGTCGGTCATAGCCTTCATCTTGTCGATATCGTTCTTCTTTTCTAGGCCCATGACGTAATCGGCAAACCTGCCGTGGTCTTCTTCAGGGATGCCCAGCTCGTTAAGCTGATCCGTCGTGCTTTGAGCCGGGTCCATGCCCAAGTTGTTCATCCAGCTCTTACCCTTCTTCAGCTTGGCCAATCCAAGGATGTAGCTGTACCCGATGGCGTGCGAAGCCTGCTGCTTAGCCGTTTCAGATGCGTCCATCAAGTTAGCCTGGTAGATGCGGTTAGTGATCCAGCGGAAGCGTGGGTCGGCACGGTCGGCGTCGAGGTCCATTGAGTGAGTTGCCATCCAAGCATCTTCGATGCTGCTATGGATCGTTCCGATTTCCTTGCCGTATTCAGACCAGAACGTTTCACCAAACTTGGCTTTCAGCGCCGGCGAAAGGCTGGCAATTTCTCGAACGAACCTTGTCCATGTTTCGAGCAATCCTCGCACTGCCATAAGAGGATTGCCGGCGCGGATGCCCATAGTGACGGGCTCCACCAGGTTGTTTAAGAAGCCTCTGCCCATCGCGGAGGCTGCGGTCATCATTGTGATCGAGTCAACGTAGGTCTGGGCAGCCTTGCCCTTGGGCGGGATGCCGTAGCCGGACGCAACGCGCACGAGCTCTCGCATTTCTGCGATAGTCTCATACGGCACGCCGTCAGCTTCCATCTGCTCAGAGTATTGCTTCCAGATTTCGCCTTCGGCGCCGAACTTTCTGACGACTTCGGCCTTTTTGACCGAAGAGGTGATGTAAGAGGTAACGACCCGGAACGGGTCTGCGACCTGCCACTTAGACATGACCTTTTGGGCCTCGGCTGCGAATACCCGCTTGAGGTTGCTGTTCTCCTGTTCGCTTCCGGTCTGGTTTCCGAAGATGCTGTCAAACTCAGAAGAGCCCATGCCGCGAAGGTGCGTCTGGAACAGCTCGTTAGCCCTTGCTGCAGACCTTTCGAGGATCAGTTGATCGATCGACACGCCGGCCTTAGAAGCACCGTCTTCTACCTCCTCCTTGGAGATGCCAAGTTCCTTAGCGAGCGCAGCGTTAGCCTGGTCGACCGCCTTTTGCTGCATAAGGTCTGCAATGGATGCACCCTTTTCGGTGACACCGGCTTCAACCTCGTCTTCAGTAACGCCAAGCATCTTTGCGAGGTACTTACTGTCCATTTTGGACATTTTTTTCAGATAGATATCAGAATTTGCAAGGTCTTGAATGGTGATCTTGTACGCTTCAGATGCGTCTCTGGTAAACGCGTCTCGCTCTTGGGCGATGCGCGGGGAGTCGTAGACCGCAGGGAAGTAATCCTTAACGTCACCCAGCTGTTCGCCGGCGCCAACGCGGTACTCTCTGAGTTCTTCAAAGAGCTTCTTTAGGTTGGTGGCGACCTCGCCAAGCTTGCCCTTAGTGATGGGCTTCTCGCCTCGGATCATGTCGTGCAGCGCGCGGTACACTACCTCGCGCTGTTCTTTGGCCGTTCCGGCGTTGCTGTCCTTAAAGCCGGAAAGCATGCCCTTCAGGGGGTCAACGATGGTGTTAAACTTGTTCTGGAACCTGATACGGCTGGTCATCATGGCCGTAGGAATGTCTCGCTCGCTGGTGCTAGAGTTAACGCCTGGTCGAGAGTGGATCATGTTGGCCACCTGCTTGACGGTTTCGCTGTAATCGTGGCGCTCTGCGTTCTGGTGCGCTTTGGCGCTCAGGCCGGAGAAGTAGCGTCCAGAAACAACGTCCCATGCGATCTGGGCGATGTTCTTCTCTTCGTTCTTTCTGGTCGGAGGCCTGTTGGCCGGTCCGATGGACGGCATAACGTCGTCGCGGATGCCCAGCAGCGTCTCGCGCGCGCTTGGAGTGTCGTTGCCGTCGATCTTCCTGAGGTCAGGGATGGCTTGCTCGAGCATTAGGGTGACGCCCCCGTTAATGCGTCCTTCCGTTTCTCGCACCCATTCTTCAAACCTTGACTGTTCGTTGGCGGCCTCCATTTCGATCTCTTCCGCAGTGCTGTGTTCTCCACTTTCTCTGTATCTTGCCGCTATAGCACGAGCCCTTTCATTCTCTTCCATTCTGTTCTTTTTACCCTGAGTCAAATCTGCGCGAAGCCTGGTAGCCGTGGGGCTGTCTGGCGAGTAAGAGTAATCCTCGGTGCCCACAAAGTTGCTAACCTTTCTGGCGTCCCCACGGAAGACGTAAGCCATGTGATACTTCCCTCCCCTGCGCTGCCTTCCAGCGATATCTCTTTCAACTGCAATGATCTCGGACATTCTGTCGAGAACGCTGTTCCTGTTGACCTTAATTCCAACCGATTCAAGGGCGTTCTGAAACACCGAAATAATCTTATCAAGGACGGTTTCCCCCTTGAGCTCCGAAAGGCTCTTGGCTTTGCTTTGAATAGAATTTGCAATATCCCTAAGCTTGGGATCAAGCAAGCACTCGGTCATTAGCTCTGCCGGAGAGGTGAGTCCATAGAACTCGTCTTGGATTTCCTTTTCGGTCATCGTCAACAACAACTCTTCCTTGATTTCATCAACAAGCGTCTGCGCCTGGTTGCGAAGCAAGGAGTTTTCGTTGATTACGCCTTGTGTGTAGGAATGGATGATCTCGTGCGTAAGAACATAGGCTACAACGTCTGCGAGGCTGCCGTTTAATCCTGCATGCTTTTTGGTTATGCTTGGGAGGAATACGCGGATAAAGTCTCCACCCGCTACATGGACTCCAAGCACTTTTTCACCGGGGATATCCCTTCCTTCAGACGTTTTTCTTCCGGCACCGTGTAAATCTAGGTACGTTTTGCTAGAGAATTGGACGCTGTAGTCTTTGTCCACCTTGTCGGTCAGAAGCCTAATAAGGTCGGCCTTTGGTCCAGTTACCCCCCTGAGTACCATGTGAATTGCGTCCTTAATGGTCATGCTCTTGTCCGCAGCCTTGATAAGATTCTCTCTGAGCTGCCTTTCGCTCTGCTCGGTA